ACGACAACCAATCCCACACCGAAGGAAAAGATTGCCCCTGCAATCCAGAAGTAGAAAATCAATTTAACGGCGTCTCCCTAATTATTCACAACTACTTCATGTACCCAAAGATCAACTTCTTAATCGGACGCACCTGCACCCAGGTAGAAGCTACAGACGACTGCATCACCTTCACAACAGAAGACGGCACACTCTCCATGCGCCATCAACAAGATTGCTGCGAAACCGTACAAATCAAACAAATAGACGGCGACATCAACGATCTCGTCGGAACGCCCATCCTCAATGCATACTGCGAAACCAATCCCGTAGAAGATCTAGATTACGGAATAGGACAATGGACCTTCTATCGCCTCCAAACCGCTAAAGGCCCCGTCGTCATCTCTTGGTACGGAGAGTCCAACGGATACTACTCCGTAGAAGTAAACCTAATATGGACCCCCAACACAGCAACGTAAGCTCTAGCAGAGCCTAAATCGATTCAAACACTCCGCAAGGCTGGCTAACCACCAGCCTTTTTTATTTGCCGCAAATAGGTGGAAATAAATATATCTGGGCGCAAGCAGGGGACCCAAATGGTAAGGGGGGGGTTAGGTGGGAGCAGGTGGAAGAAGGCGGGAGGGGGGAGGGAAAAGAGGGGGGGGAGTCGGATGTGTGGAGTCGGATGTGTGGAGTACTATACACACACACACCACCGCACCTCCCCTACTCCCCCTCCCCCGCCCCCGTGGGGTCCTCCGCTACCGCCTCCAGCGTCAAGGTACCCGGGCTAGCATCGGCCGGAGTGAGTGAACCGCCGATCAAAGCCTGCAGTTTGGCGCGTATCGTGTCCGCTATTGCGCTGTGGACTTGTGCCGTCGATTCGTTCGCGGACGGTTCCTCGAACAAGCTTGCGTATCGAGTCCGGCCCGCAAGCTCCAATGCTTTCAGTCGGGTTATATCTGATTCAGTGGTGGATGCTGTATCGGTAATACCCTGCATGAGCCATTTTCGGAACTTCTCCTTATCAGCCCATAGCAGGCTATTCTCTCTCTCTCTCAACTCACTCGCCAATAGACTTACCTTAGAGTTCCCCGCCGCTCGAGTTGCGGCAACCTGCGCACTATTTGCACTCTTCCCATTCCACCCATAAACCTGTTTATAGGCTTGAACCTTCGGTATCCCGCCAGCGGCCAGCGCACGCGCCAACTTCACCTGTTTCGGCGTCATTTGCTTTTCTAGTTCCGCTATGCGATCTATTTTATTTGCCATGTAATCAACTCTACCACTCCCATACACTTTACAGCATAAAGCACTCTACCAAATAAATTACTTGATTAACGAAATTTTAGGAACTATCCCATCTATCGTTGCTATACTCAAATAGAACCTATTGGTTCAATTAGACTGCAGGAGACATTAGGAGACATTATGTATCAAGTTATCGCACCAGAGAAGAACGCGGAGATACTCCGCAATGGGAACAAGAAAATGGCGGGTATTCTCGCCGATATGGCTATAGCCGCTCATCAGATTCTAAGTGAGCGGCAGTATGTGGCGTTGGGATTTACCAGCGTTGAGGGCTTTGTAGAAAGCCCGGATGGTCCGGGTTTGTCATACGGCGCATTTTATCAGTATGCTGCCATAGGCGCGTTAATGGAGAACGCCAAAATTGAGAAGTCAGAGGTGTCGAGTTTGGGTTTTGGTTGTGCGCTGGAACTTTCGCGGTTAGGAAAGAATGCTGACGATGCGGCTATCATGGCCGAAGACATTAAAAAGTTAATTGCTAGAAAAGATAAAGAGAAACTCACGGTTTCCCAGTTCCGGGACGCCGTGTCCCGTTTGATCAACGGGGAGCCCGTAGAAGAAGAAGGCAAGGGAGAGGGAGAGAAAGAAGAAGGGATTCCCGCAGATTTGAAGAGACTCCGGAAAATTGCCTCTACTTCTAATAGCGTGGAGGAGTTTGCGCGAATTGTCATGGGGGATAAATCGTTCGCCCCGCTATTTGCCGGGATAGCGGCCAAACAATAACTGCTAACGATTATCGTTAGCCTATAGCGCGTATACTCGCGTCTACACGCTATCCATTGCCGTTCCGTATAGTGCTATACACTGAACACCGTATAGCACTATACACTGAACACCGTACAACACTGTACGGGTTGCACCGGCCCCGACTAGAAGGGGATTTGATCTTTGAAAACCGAATATAGCCCACACACTCGCGCTATCTTGCGCGGAGAGAAGTGACAGTTCTCCTAATACAGAGTGTGACGGTGGATAGGTGAGAGAAACGGTAGCCTATCCGGCAGCATAGATGCTGCCACGCCCTTATATCGCATAGTTCTCCGTTGTGCGGATGGTCTATTTGTCGTGAGACAAGCCACGGGCAATTCACCCGTTGTGAAACGAGATAGCAAAGTGTACCTGTAGTTGGGGTATAAAACTATACAGTGAATTAAAGACCCACAAAATAGCGGCTGTCGGAAGTATGGATAGTAAAGGCGAGCGAAATTCAAGTGGTATCAACAAAGGGTATCTTCGGATACCCTTGATTGGTGACACTTCACCTATTGGAGAGATTGTATGTACGTTATCATCTCGCGGCACCCTGCCGCTATCGATTTCATCCGCGCCAACGATGCGCGGTTTTTGACGGCGCCCGTCATCACGGGCAACGCCACCCCGGACGATGTCCGGGGCAAGGTCGTAGCGGGTAACATCCCGCTATCCCTCGCCGCACTAGCAGACGAGGTCGTCGCCGTGGAGTTCTCCGGCGCACCGCCTCGCGGCGCGGAGTACACCGCCGCCGACATGGTCGCCGCTGGTGCGCGTCTGGAAGCGTATGTGGTCAAGCGCAGCATCGCGTTCGACTACTGCGTGACGCACTCGCGCAGCGATGGGTACTAGGTCGAAACACGGGTATAACCCGTGTCTGCGGGAATTAGCCTACCCGTACTGAAGAGACAGGCTAGGAGGATTGTATGTTGAATAAGAAGACCGTCCGCGCCGCCAGGGCGCGGTTTGTTGAGGCGCTGTACAAGCGCCACGCTGTTTCTGGGCTCCGTCAGGGCTACGATATCGCCCTGACTATTAGCATGAGAACAGGCGTCCCCGTGGCCGCTATCGTGGCTACCAAGGGTGAAGATAGCCTGACGTGGGGGTCATCCAGGATCAAACGCCACAAGGCGTGGAAATCGCTATTGCTGGAAGCAGACTTATTACTGGAGGTGGACTAATGGATTGGTCCGACATCCTCGACGGCTTCGCCTTCATGGGCGTAGCCGCTATCCTTTTGGTGATCTACATCACCATTTACTAACAAATAACTGACCAGATTTGGGCAGTCTAAACACAAGACAACCAATAGGAGTAATATGAAATACGCAGAAGCAAAAAAGATCGTAAAAGAATTGGGCATGAAGTTGTCCCTGAATCGAGACTACAACGAGTATCGCGTTGCTCTACCAGGAGAAGATGCAGAGGCATCTGCCTACTACACAGAAGACCTTGAAGACGCCGTTGGGACAGCCAAGGCGATGACTCAGTGGGGGTTGCAGTAATGCTATTGACTACCAAATATCCCGGCACCTGCGGATCGTGCGGTGCCTCTATCAGCGCGGGGTCTCGCGCCAATTATCAGAAGTTGTTGGGCATCTACTGCCCGACCTGTCCTACGCCGAAGCGCAAGGGCAAGGCGACAGGCCAACGCCTTTACTCGCCCTATCGCCCTGCTGGCTACTACGCCAGCAAGGCTGACCCTCGCGGCCTGTACACTCCAGAAGGGAGATGTGTCGGGCGCATGGCGTGCGGCCACGAGGACTATCCCTGCTGCGGCTGCTAGCGTACTGACCAAGCACATTCTATGAGTGTGCTTGGATGAGTACACTGTACTCTGTCCAAATTTGGACAAACCAACTAGGAGAAAACCTATGCTTACAAAGTTAAGCCTGATGATCCAAAAGATCGTATCGAAGGAAGCGTCCCGCTTCACCCTGAACGGGATCTTAATTACCAATAAAGAGACAGTGGCAACGGACAGCCACCGTCTAACACGGGTCAAGCACCTGTTCGTACAGGACAAGATGGACCGTCACGTAGTCCTGAAGGCGACAGATGCCATCTCGCTGTCTAAGATGGCAGGGAAGGAACCCATCGAGGTTATGGGGGCCACTGCCGCAGACATATCCTTCCGCACCAGGGCGAGTAATACTACCTTCGAGCCGCTGGAAGGTAGCTTCCCGGATTACCTGCGGGTTATCCCGTCTAAGACGGAAGACCATATCTGTATCATCTTCAACCCCAAGATGATGCAGGGTCTCATGGAGATCCACGGCGCTGCGGATGATTGCGTGCGGATGTATGTTCACCCGCGCAATCCCAACAACAACGCCATCATCCTCGAATCTGCGCGGGAAGATGGGCAGGACGTGCAGTCTCTCTTGATGCCCGTGCGAGACGCTGATGGGTACAAAGCCAGGAGGTACAGTGTCTAAATTTGGACACTTATGAACACAAAAAAACTTACTTCGCATATCCTCTCGCTGCTACTGCAACACACAATAGCAGTGACATGGAAAGATGGGACGAGTGGACGCGCCTGGGTAAAAACTAGGCGCGTTCGCTTGCGTCCTGTCAAGACACAGAAGACCTACGCTGTTGCTCTTCACGAGATCGGTCACATCGTAGGCGACCAACCCAAGGCACGGCTAGACCGTGAAGCTGCGGCCTGGGAGTGGGCTATGCGTAACGCTCTGAAGTGGACGCGCATAACCCATGCCACAATGCAACGCTGCCTCCAGTCTTATATGGATGCAGCCCAGCGCAAGCGGTACAGGCCTTCACCCCGTGCCAACCGCTTGCTAGTGTCCAAATTTGGACAGGAGGACAGATGATACTCCCGCACATGGCAGGAAAGAAGGTGCAGGTATATTTCAACCTGCACCGCAAGACCTTCAGCGTACGAGACCCAAGAACCAAACGTGTCGTAGACTACGCCGACAACATCATGCTTCACGATGTCGAGTTTGTCGTAAACCAATCGGGACGCAATCGTGTCCTGAGGGAGAAGAGAAAGAACGTCCACGCATACTGCGAGGGCATCTTCGCTTGTTACTACGCACCATCCGACACTTCTTCTAACGTACAGTACAACCCATACCTGCACGATACATTTGTCAACATCCTATCAGGCCAACCTGTCACTCACGCAGAGACAGTGTTCCTGAAAGTACAAGAACAATCTCCAAAAGTAGAGGCAATCAACCCGCTATATGACCCTGCCAACTATACATCTAAACGGCACTGATGCGACGACCCTCTTGGGGGATGCCATCAACGCCATGGACGCACTGAGAACCGCCATAGAGGCGCTGGATAAAACAGCGCCCAACGGGCGAGACTACTACCCCCAGGGGGGCGATGCCCTGGGGCTGGCCTTCGGGGAGTATCTCCTACGGAGAGATAGCCTGTGCAATGTTCTAAAAGAACTTGAGCAGATTGCCGAATACTTGAGCGACAAAGCAGTACAGCTCAATCGCCTTTAACTAACCAACAAGTGTCCAGATTTGGACAAAGGAGAACATATGCTTACGCCAGAATTAATATACGAAGCCATGAGACATGGCTATAGCTGGGGGATGTGCGAGGCCGACCTCGATCTTGAGCAAGGTAGATGGCGAGAGTGGGTGAACGGCAACTATTGCGGGTGGTTGCCCAAGGATGACGCCGAGCGCACAGCTTACGAAGACCTATTAGACCGCTGTGCAAAGACGGCGTACGAGATGATGCGCGATGCCTTCAAGGCCAACCAGGAGGCAAAGTGCGCTACGCTTTGATGTCCCGGTCTAACGAAGGCGATGAATGGAATGACGCAGGGTACGCAAGTACCCTAAGCCAACTGAAAGAGTTGGCGCAGTGCTGGATCATGCAGTACATGGCAGTAGACATGGAGAGAGGTCTGGTAGCAGACCTCAACGTAACTCCTCGATCCTGCACCCTTGCAAGCAAGTGGAGGAAAGCATGAGCCACACAAGGCGGGAAGGCCCCCGCTGCTACAACCCTGCCTTAGTCCGCCTACCTGACGGTACCTACGGCACCTTCCCTTTCGGTCATCCTATGCCGGAAGGCGCTGTCGTTATCGAGCGCCGGAGTACAACGGGATGGCGCAAGGTGCGAGAGTGTGAGTATGCGTGAGCGTATAAACCAAATCCTCGACACCGTTACACACTTCTGCTTCGCGTATTTGCCGTACATCGTAATCCTGGGTGCGGCATTCTATTTCTTCAGCCGATAGTGTCCAAATTTGGACAGGAGATACTATGCAAGATTTCACATTAGGAACGTGCCAAGCCATGACCTTTGAGGAGTGGGCGCTCAGCCAACTGCTCATGATATGCAGACCCGATGGGTACCTCGATCAGACCAAGGATGGGATTCATTCCACCTACCTCGTCGAGAAAGTTCGCGCCCTAGTACTGGCGCTGGACCACGGCGACGAACTCCAGTACCGACTGGATGTTGCCCAGCTTGACCAAGACGAGCAGGAGATCCGGCACCTGCTCGACGTTATGAGGTCGCGAGATCTCGATGGAGCAGGATTCTCGCCGTACGTTGGAGGGCAAACGATCCAATGACGGTTAAAGAAATCATCGAACTCATTCTCATCGCACCACTGCTCGTGGGAATGTACTTCATTGCGTGGAGGGCGTGGAGGAATCTAGATCTATGAAGATTCTCAAGCTCATTGATGAGCTAAACGAAGCAATCATAGACGTTGTTGGTATGATCCTGTCAGGCGTGGCTGCGCTAGTATTATGCGCCATCATCTACTGGATCATTTCGCTACTGTAAAACACTATAGGGCAAGTACTGCACTGCACTTGCCCTAAACCATTTGATAGAATAAAGAAGTGCTGCCCAGCACAACAGGAGCTATATGTTTTCAACAGAACTCGTCAAGGCGATTCAGATCGCCATCAATGCCCGTGTCCCGATGTGGCTTTGGGGACAGACCGGAGTCGGCAAGTCCTCCATTTGGAGGCAGGTCGCGCAGTCCCTTTGCAGGACGCACATCGACGTGCGCCCTACTCAGATGGACCCAGTAGACATGGGCATCCCGTACATCAAGGATGGCATCTGCTACCGTGCCATTCCCAACTGGTTGCCGAAGGATGGCAGCGCGTTGATGGTCATCGAGGAGCTGCCGGATGCACCCCCATCTGTACAGTGCGCTCTGTACCAGCTTGTCTTAGAGCGTGAGCTTGGAGACTACAAAGTACCTGACGGCGCGTACATCTGCGCTACAGGCAACCGCGCCCAGGACGGTGGCAACTACAACCAACCTCCTGTACCGCTTCTCAATCGGTTCCTGCACATTACCTTGGAGTCTGGCTACGATAGCTGGCACGAGTGGGCAGCTAAGGGCAGCAGCGCGATGAAGGTGGACGTCATCCCGCCCAAGCCTATCTCCCCCAACATTCGGCCTGAGATCCGGAGCTTCTTCTCTTTCCGTAAAGATCTTCTGGTGCAACAGCCAAACAAGAGTGAGTTTGCATTCTGTACCCCCAGTTCTGTCGAGATGCTGTCTCGCATCATGGATCAAGAACCCAGCGCCGATGTCGCTGCTGAGTTGGTACACGGCTGTATCGGTAGAGGTACAGGCACAGAGTTCCTGGGCTTCCTCCGCACCTACAGGTCGCTGCCTACGTTGTCTGCTATCCAGGCAGATCCTATGAACGTCCCGGTGCCTACTGACCCAAGCAGTTCGTACGCAACATCCATCTATCTGTCCAACTCGTGGGCAGCAAAGTACTCGCACTCTATCTGCTCGTACATGACCCGTCTCTCGCCCGAATACGGTTGCCTCTTCCTTAAAGATCTTTGCACCAAGGATCAAACGGCAATCGCTCACCCCAGCGTTCTGGCTATGCACAACAAGCCCGAATACAACAACCTGATGTTCTAACCCCCAACCTAAGGAGATAATTCTATGTCTATTCTTTCTGAGAAAGCGATCCTCGTCCGGTTCTCTGTCGCGCAATGGACGGCGCGGAAGTTCGACAAGAAGGCCACTGCCGAGGTCGAACAGAATCACGGCGCAAACGCCAACGCTGGGGAGGTAGGCCGCTTCAACAAGCAGCTTGCCAGCAAGCGGTATATGACGGAATTGTCCAGCAACATCTCGCTGGCACGGGCGTGGCACTACGAGCAGACGCTCCCTTGGCATGATGCCGAGGGCGTCCGCATCCTCCCTGTCGCCAACTTCAACAAGTACCAGGAGGAGATGTCCAAATTTAGACAGAAGCACGAGGAGGCTCTCAATACTTTCGTCAAGCAGTACCCGGACGTAATCAACGAGGCCAAGTATCGTCTCAACGGTTTGTTCAATCAGGATGACTTCCCGCCTGTCGAGTCCATCCGTAGCAAGTTCTCGTGGGAGATCAGCTTCTCCCCGGTGCCTGAGTCTGGAGACTTCCGAGTTGCTTTAGGCAAGGATGTGATGAAGCAGATGGAGCAGGATTTACAGAAGCGTTTGTCACACAACTACAACTCCGCTTGCGTCGATCTCTTCGAGAGGGTCCAGCAACAGTGCCAGCATATGCACGAGAGGCTGACGGGGTACACGGGAGAACGTGCTGGGGCCTTCCGCGATTCTCTTGTAGAGAACATCCGGGAGCTTGCCTCTCTTCTTCCCCGGCTGAATGTCGGCGGCGATGAGCGGCTCGATAGCATCGCTCGTCGCATCGACGAAGAGTTGTGCCAATACGATGCCGACTACCTGCGGGAGAACGACTCGACCCGCAAGGATGTCGCCACCCAGGCCAAGGTACTTGGCGACGAGGCCGAAGAGATCATCAACCAGATGAAGGGGATGTTTGCGTAATGTCGGAAGCCTCAAAACGTATCGTACAAACGACCGTCCAGATGGCAATCGGGGGCGAGATCTTCTTCGGAAGTCTCGCTCTCCGGTACGATTGGCAGGCTGACAAAGCCTGCCCTACCATGGCGACAGACGGCAGACGGTTCTATTACAATCCTGACTTTGTCCTATCCATTACTCAGGAAGAACTCAAAGCGGTCATCATCCACGAGATCATGCACGTTGCTCTCATGCATCCGTTGCGTATCAAAGGCCACGACCATCGCAAAGCAAACATCGCGATGGACTTCGCTATCAATATCTTGATACGAGATTGTGGGTACAAGCTACCGTCTATGGCGCTGCTGGATAATCGGTACACAGGCATGGCATGGGAGCAGATCTACAAGCTGCTCCCTCAGCAGCAGAAGCAGAACCAACCTAGCAACGGTCAAGGACAAGGGCAGGGTCAACCCAGCCAGGACCAAAGCCAAGGCCAAGGCCAGCAGCAGCGTGACTACAGCAACGGCGATGTCTTGAGTGCTGGTGGTACAGCAGAGGAACGTGCTGACCTGGAGCAGCAGATCATGACGACCGTAGCGCAGGCCGAACAGACTGCGCGAGTAGCAGGCAAGATGCCGGGAGCTTTGCGGGATCTTCTCGTACAAGTGCGTGAGCCAGAAGAGGATTACCGTTATCTCTTCCAGAAGTTTATGGCACCCATCTTCCCGGTAGACTACACATGGCAGCGCCCGTCCCGGCGTTTCATGGGTCAGGGTATGTATATGCCTTCACTCTTGAAAGATGGCGTAGGCAAGCTGGTAGTCGGGCTGGACACATCTGCTTCTGTATCTAAAGCAGAACTAGAGATGTTCCTGGGGCTGATCAATCACTTCCTCACCAAGGTCAAGCCTGAGAAAACACACCTGTTGTACTGCGATACTACCGTGTACAAGCACGAGATGTTCAAGCCAGGACAACCGATGGATGTCAGCGAGTTCCAAGCACAGCGTGGCGGCACTCGCTTCCGTCCAGTGTTCGATTATTCCAGCGAACACGACCTCAAACCTAAAGCGTTTGTCTACTTAACCGACATGGAATGCGACGACTTCGGGCCTGATCCAGGCGTTCCGGTGTTGTGGTTCCAGGTCGGCAACTACAAGAGCCGCCCTCCCTTTGGGGAGGTCATCCGGCTTAAGAGCTAGGGCAACTCGTAGTAGGTACTCGTGGGGATGTCGTACTTCAATCGCGTCATCCCCTGCTTACCTACCCATTTGAATCTACACTTCCAGCTATGGATCTCGACGTATCCATCTGCATCTTTCCGATGCACGGTTAGCCCACAGTCAGTCTTATTGAACCAGTGTGCGCTACCTGAGATGTCATACCCTCCAGGGACGGGATTCCCTCCCATCGTCTGCATCTTCTGCGGATGCGCCACGAACCAAACATGAATGTTCGATGCCTTAGCGAAGGCACTGATCTTCGATAGCATCGCGGAGACTGCGTCTGTTTCGCTCTGCTTATCCCCTCTGTGCAGGTCTAGACAGTTGTAAGGGTCTATGACTAGACCGTCTATTCCGTAGCGCATAACGGCTGCGTGGGCGCGATCTAGCAGGCTATCTACAGTAGGCAGATCCCTGCTGGTAGCGAAGTCGATAAAGGTGAAGTGCTTCTTGCACCAATCAACAGCGTCCTTTGCTTCCTGCATGGACATGGACCCAGGCCACTGCGAGAAGAAGGGTTTCTTCAGGTGCATCTCCGAGAGCTTGGCGATGTGCTTCGATGGCTCGTTCTCCATGGATGCTATCGCGAACTTCCACCCAACCTGATGCGCCAGATTCACCATGATCATGTCGAGGAAGTTCGACTTACCGGATGACGGCACGCCCGTGACTACGGTCATCTGTCCTCGCGCCACGGTATACAGTTGATCTACGCCGACAAACCCTGTACTCGCTCCTCTACCGTCACCTTTGGTGAACAGTTCCATGACCTGATCGAAGTAATGGTCAGCAGTGTAGAGGGAGGTAAGAGGGATGGGCTTTGCTTCGTCAAGAACTTTAGCCAGAACTTCTTTCCCGTGCTGCATGAGGACATCGTTAGCGTCCTTGCTTCCCTTCGGGTACGTTACCGTCATGCACTTGCTGCGAGACAGGCGTCGAGCGATCTCCTCCGCAAGCTGCTTGCCTGGAGTATCGGAGTCTACACACAGAACGAACTGTCTAAATTTGGACAGGAACTCTTCGAGTTCAGCGATCCACGAGAAGCGCAGACTGTTGCCTTCTTCTTTCTTCGCTGGCGCACCAGCAGGAACGGACACCCAATTCGGATGCCCTGCTTCCGCAACAGATAAAGCATCCATCTCTCCTTCGCAAATGATGAGAGGCCTGGATGTGTCAAATGTCTGGTGCAGACCGAATAACAAACCTCCTGCGCCCTGATCCTGGCTAAAGGCTTTGGTGATTGTACTCCGGTACTTGCTGGAGGCGATCTCGCCATCCATATCGTAGAAGGGGAAGGCAATACAGTCTTGCTCTCCTCCCGTACGGAAGAACTTCCTGGCGCTGTACAGCTTGCCTAGATTCGCAGTCTCCTGCGAGATCCCTCGCTTAGACAAGTACTCCAGATGTGCCGCTTGCAAGCGCACAGGCTCAGCAGGACGCGCCGGAATCTCTTCAGGTACTTTCACTACCGGGATCGGCGCTGCAAAGTATTCTTCCAAGTCATTTAAATTCAAACAGTCTTCCTCCTCTCGCACGACACCAGATGCGTTGCAGTGATGGCAGTAGTAGACGGGGCCAGCATCTCCATGCGACCACGCTAAGATGCGGATCTTGGAGTTCGCTCCTCGCCTAGTGTGACTGCACTCCGGGCAAAGAGAACGCCACGACCCACGGCCACTACGCAGGAACTGCGCTGCAAGATCCTCGAATGTTGGCACCTGCCCATCCTACCTTGACGATGCACTTGTGTGCAAATGTAAAAATGTGTATGCTCTACAGAGGATGCCACGGATCACCATTACCACTACGAGCGATCTGCATCGAAGACTAAAGATTAAAGCAGTAGAAAATGAAACGACTATTAGGAGTTTAGTCACGGATGCCATCGAAAACATTCTGGAACAGACACAACCTACCGGACCCAGTAGCAGCGGTACTGGCCTACGATGGGTACAACAGAGGGAACAGCCACATCAGCGTCACCGGACTGATCCAACCTCCACGGATCAGGATACTTAAGACCCTTGGCACAGAGGAGGACATCATCGACAGGCTTTGGAGTTCTGTCGGGACTGCCTTCCATGCGTTCGCCGAAGAGGCTCTACAACCGTATACCGACGAGTACATCGTCGAAGAGCGGTACTACCATACCATAAACGGGTGGGTAGTCACCGGACAAATCGACATCCTCGTTCCCCTTCCTGACGATACATATTGTATCTACGACTGGAAGGTAACCACGACCTCCAAGATTGAGAAGGGAGTGCCAGCAGAATGGGAGGCACAGCTAAACTCCTATGCCCACATCGTGCGCCAGAATACTGGGCGCAGAGTGAGCCAAGCAAAGATCGTTGCCATCACCAGGGACCACGGTCGCAACCCGTTCAACCCTGAGCAGAAGCCACCGATTCAGATCCTAGACGTGCGTCTATGGGCAGACCAACAACAGGAGGAATACCTTACCCAACGAGTACGAGAACACCAGAAAGCAGAAGAGGCACACGCCTTCGGAGATCCTCTCCCCTACTGCACCGATCAGGAACAGTGGCGCACCCCTGACCGCTTCGCCGTTATGAGTCCCGATGCAACAAGAGCGCATCGCGTATTCGATACGCAAGAAGAAGCGGAACAGAAAGCCGCACAGATTCGAGGCGGATGGGTAGAGATCCGCACCGGAACCGCACGGCGTTGCGAAGGCAACTACTGCGGCGTCAACAAGAACTGCGACCAACGCAGGAAAGAAGTATCAGAAGCACTAATTAATATCGTTCAAGCAAACAAGACCAAACTAAAGAGGAAGAAGTAATGGAAACATTAACTGATAAGGCAATCGAGACAGTACCTGTAGATAAACTACAGGTAATCGCTGCTATCGGTAAAACGATGGCAGGCATTAGCTTTGTACACAAAGCTGGGAAGAACGAGTTCCACGGGTACAAGTACGCAACGGAGGGAGATGCTCTCGCCGCACTGCGTCCTCATCTAATCGAGAACGGACTCATCATCATCTCCGATGTCCTGAATGTAGTAGGCCCAGACGAATACGGCAACACCACTGTTAAGGTCAACTACCGGATCATCCACGAGATGGGAGGGGAGATCTCCTGCAACTTCTTCGGATGCGGCAACGACAAGAACAAGAACGGAATCGGAGACAAGGGTCTGTACAAAGCCCTGACCGGAGCCAACAAGTACTTCCTGCTGAAGACCTTCCAGCTTGAAACGGGCGACGATCCCGAACGCGACGAGAACCAGATCGCAGAGTTTACCCCGCAACCGAAAGCCAAGGTTACCCCCAAGGCTAAACCCACTCCTGCCCCCGAAGCAGAGCCAACCGATGTCGATGCTCTGATGGCGCAGATCCAGGACGAGTTGGAACACTGCTCCTCGAAGGAAGAGGCCCGACAAGTATGGGTTCGCTACAACCAACAGATCAATCAAGTCAAACTCCAAGCTCCTAACCGGGAGCAGGAACTGACCCAGATGTTTATCACCGCAGCAAATAAACTCAAGTAAAGGACCAACATGGAAAACAAGTTTTTAGATTCCGGCGCTCTCTTTTTGAACGACCGCAAGCAGAATGAAAAGGCTCCCGACTGGAAGGGCGATGTCGAGTTCAGCACCGATCTCGTCATGCATCTCTACGGGGAATGCCAGAAAGGCAACAGCCCCAAGGTTTCTCTCGCAGGGTGGAACCGTAAGACGAAGACGGGGAAACCCTTTGTCTCCGTCAAAGTCTCCGCTCCCTTCACCCCGAAGGAATCCGCTATCGTCTCTGCCCCGAAGGCCGCTAAGAACCCCTGGGAATAGACGATGCACGATTCCGTACTGGCAATAGATCCCGGCCCCGTCAAGACCGCCTATGCCCTCGTAAGGCGAAAAGACAGGCATCTCTATGCCTTCGGAATCTGCAATAACCAAGAGCTTCTGCAACGCCTAGAGCAACTACTGCCTGCTGATGTGGCAATCGAAATGATTGCCTCCTACGGTATGGCAGTAGGGGCAGAGGTGTTCGAGACGTGCGTGTGGATCGGGAGAATTATGCAGCACCTGGAATCTTGTGGCGCTGACAACGTCTCCCGAATCTTCCGGCGCGAAGTGAAGATCGCTATGTGCGGGTCGATGAAAGCAAAGGACGCAAACGTCCGTCAAGCCATCATCGACTCGTATCAAGCTAAACAATACACCGATG